ATAACAGTTTATTCAACGGCCTAGGCCGTATATCTACAACCTCAAGGCGGCCAAGTGGTCGCCTTTTTTTGTGCGTGAGCGAATGCGTTATAATGCTTGCAATATATCATATACGATATATAATAAACCCATACCACCAAAGGGGAGGGGTTTGATGGACGCAAAAGAAATACTCAAACGGTTAAAGGCAGAAGGGTGGGAGGTGCTGCGGCAAAAAGGCTCTCACATCCAAATGGGTAAAGGCACACAGCGAACGACGGTGCCAGATCACGGAAAAGAGGATGTAAAAATAGGGACACTGAAAAAGATCGAACGTGATACCGGCATTAAATTCAAGTAATACACAGGGGGCTTAGCCCCCTGTCACATGGTTAGACTAAAAGGAGCAACCATGAAAAGCACAGTTTCATATCCATACCGCGTAGAGCCTGCCGAAGAGGGCGGCTACCTGGTGCAATTTATCGATTTTGATGAAGCCTTTAGCGAGGGCAATACAGAAGAGGAGGCGCACTTCAATGCAACTGAAGTGTTAAGCCTAACCCTTGAAGGGCGTATTGATGATGGGTTTAATCTACCCAAGCCCAGTGCAGCAAAAGGCAAAGATGTTTTCTACGCAACCCCCGAGGCGGATATTCAAATCGCCCTGCAAATTCACTGGTTGCGGGAAGAAACTGGGGTAAGCCTTGCAGACTTGGCGCGTAACTTAAAAACATCTTGGCCAAGCGCACAGCGTTTAGAGAAGTCTGGCAACAACCCCACTATTAATAAATTAAGTGAGGTTGCTGCCAGCTTTGGGAAACGGTTGGTTATTTCTTTTGAGTAAAAAAATAAGGCCGCTAATGTGCGGCCTTTTTTGTTTCTGGTGTTGTTGTAACACCAATGCTCTCCACGTAAGTTTTTAATAGGCCTTCAATGATAATTTTTTTAGTGCTTTCTGGTGCGAACCATGCAGCCAAGCCCAGAAGCATAATAGTAAGTATGAATGATGCTATCGCTTTTGGAATTTCACCAATCAACCAATTCCAAAGCCTTCTCCCATATGATTGCTCATTGATGCTGTAGTGCTGAATCTTTTTAAAAATCTCGTTTCTTTTTTGTGTGATTTCCTTGGTGTGTTGTTTATTCATTTGTTCCGTTAGTTTTTGTTCTAGCACGTCAAGCAATCGCACTGCTTCTTTTTTGTAATCATTGAGTTGGTCGCCACCATCGACAGCCATGTCGTGAAAGTTTTTCATTGCTTGCTTTATATCTTCCTCTTTTCTTCCCGCCTGGCGCATCCCTTTTGCTACGCCAGATTTCCTGTGTTTATAAATTGCGTAAGCCAAAAGACCAAGAGTGTCGTTTTGGTCTTTAACCAATAAATCAAATACCCACTTTTTATTATCCAATCTAAAAATCCCTAAAAAAAACGCCCCAAAAAAGGGGCGTATGTATAACAAAATTAGTTTGTTTACTTTGCTGGTTGCCCACGCATTTTAATCACTTCTTTCATTGCTTCAGAGCTTACTTTACGGAGGTACGCTTCTCTTTCAGGGCTAACTGGAGGAAGCTTGGCTAAATCTTCTTTTGCAAAACTAATGCCTTTAAAAAGATTTCTGTAATGCTGAATACGGTTATTAAATGCGGTTTTAGTCATTGATTGAACCCTCCGAGAAAGGGTAACTCTAAGTAGATTAGCCATGAGTACATATAGGGTTATGGCGATGGCTAAGTCAGTTTTGGTTCGGCTTCCCGCATAGTTAATTTGCGTGAGCGCTCACGCTAATAATGGCTCATTGATCATATTTGAGCAAACATCTTTACACTTCCATGTGCTGGTTAATGCACAATAACACCCATTGTTGCTGGTTATTACATATTGACACCCGCCCAACCCCCGTACTACCCTGTAAAGGCAGCGGCAAAATCCGCTGTCGGGACTACTACCCCCGTATCATCAAATGGGCACAGCGCGCTCAGGCGCTTTTTTTGTGCCCGGCGTTCGGCTACGCTTGCGTTATGGCGGCTGGGCGGGGCTCCCGAAAGGGAGGCCGTTTTCATTTGGTGACGGTGGTAGTAACCCTGTTCAGTCGCCTCCATGAATTACTACCTCATGGGGGCGGTTTAAAACACCACCAAATGAGGCTAACACCATGAATACTGCTACCCGTAAAACCGCTCCCAAATCCCGCCGTATCGTCACCCTAGACCCATCCCAGTACGCCCTATACCAATCCGGCACAATCGAGCTGCGCGCCCCCGATGGCGAGGTGCTGGAAACGCTGGGTACCTATATGCACCGCGCTGAATCTCAAGTGGCCCAGGAACGCGCCCGGCTGGAAATAGAGCTTCTGGTCGCGCTGCTGGGTAATACCGGTGATTTTCTTGAACTGAACAAAAATGCCGTGTCCGGACTGCAAGATATTTTGCACAGGGCGGGGGAGTTGTTGCGCTGAGTGAATAAACCAAGGGCGCTAATGTGCGCCCTTATTTATGTAACTATGCTTCAATAATTTCTTTCAGCTTCCTGAGAAAATATTCCTCTCTAACTATTTTTATTTTTCCTCCTTTATTTTTTATTTCCGTTGCCTTTGTTATTTTTGTTCCGCCGCTAATGTTTTTCCAGTTTGGGCTTCCTGCACCTGCAACAACTAAAAAATCTGTTGTGCTAGAAACTTCTTTTTTTGCAACGGTTGCACCCAATGATGTTACCAGTGCTTCCAGATCATCACGGCTAAATTCACTGTCGCCGGTAAAGCTAATCCTTGCACCTTGAATAAATATTTCAGGCTCTGGGCTGCAAAAAAGATCATCGTTATCAGTTGAGCCACTCGCAATTGCTGTCAGCGTTTTTAGTAATTCAATTTCCTCACCTTCATCTATTTTTCCATCTTCAACCCATCGGCCAATGTTTTTCGTTATGGATGAAGCTGGGTATTTATTTGCAATATTGTTGTGCTGTATCAGCCATTCGTGCAGATAATTTAATTCGTCAATATTTACGTGACCATCGCACAGCATTCCTATGCAAATGCCGGTAAAAATATCGATATCGCGATTGTCTTTGTGTTTGGTGTTGTAAAGGGTAACTTGTTGTTCGCTTATTTTTTGGCTCATTAGTAATACTCCATAGATTAATTTTTTCAGGAGTATTAATGATTTTGGCGCCTAGCGTCTGTAGGAAATTGCCCATACGTTTGTGAGACATTGACCATATAAAATTGCGCGATCAAGCATCAGAAATTGCGTGTTAAATCAATTACACGACATTACATTTACCCATCGGAACCACTTCACAAAATTTGTGTTGACAGGCGCGAGGCGCCTCCATAATCTTGCCGCCGTGGCGTCAAAATACGCCGCCGGGCTTCGCATCCTGTTTAAACACGTACGGTCAGTTGGTTGTCAGGTAACCAACTGCCACACCCAAGTTACGCCTGTTCTATGGCGTCTGGGTGGGGCTACCTTCGGGTAGGCCGGTTTTCGTACGTGTGCCGGTAATGCGAACCCTGCTCAGTCGCCCCCAATCACTGGGGCAGAACAAACGCGAAAAAAATGTAGTGGGCAATCCACTAAAAACCATTCTCGTTTTTCAATAACGGTCGCAAACATCTATGCAAATTTGTTGCAGGTATTTATACGCCTGTAAAAAACCAAACGGAGTTATATTATGGAAACCAATATCAATACAGCACTTGAATATATTCACCAGGTGAGGACGGTAAACAATTTAATACAGGGAGTATGTGCGCGGGTATCGTCCGGGGAATTATCTGTTAATGAGGCCGAGGGGCTTTGGGTTGTGCTGGAATGGCAGAACAAGCATTTACAACAAGCAGCGGGGGCGATTGAATCATTAACACATGAGGGGGCCGCCCAATCGCGGGCGGCGTAATGGTCAGAGAGAAGCCAGCATCATTTGCCGCTCTGCATCCGGCAGGGCGCGCAAAAAGTTTACTACAACATCCGTGTGTTGTTTCGCACTTGGTGAAAGAGTATGGCTAAAACACAAATCCATCACAAACGTGTGGCCACAAATAGGATTTTTACAGCTGCAATAAAGCTGGCTCATTTTTGCATCCAGCCGTTTACTGGAATGAATAATGGATTTTGACCCACACTCAGTACAGTTTATTTGCATCGCTTCATCCCCACGGATTAAATTTATTCGAGGCAGAAGTATAACATTTGTACGGTTTTTTTCAGCCTGCAATCGCATCACGCTGCCCTCGCTTCTGGCTTGCCAAACTCAATGCGCCGTGATGGTTTCAGGAACTGGTTGAGCTGCAAAAATCTATCTTGCATGGGCACGGTCTCGTATTCGAAATAGACCTCAGCTATTTTCCAAATGTCACCAAAGCCGCCCACGTTTTCCGGTATGGCGCCACACAGGGCGGGTTGCATACGCCACATGGCCAGCACATCCGCGCGGGTAGTATTTTTAATTCGCTCGAATTCATCTTTAGTGGCAATGTCACCCACCGGGATCAATTGCACAGAGTCTTTTTTCCCGTTCGGGATATTCAAATACAAGCTGCGGAAATTACCTACGCCCTTGGATTCCTTCACTGCCTTTTTAATCGCTTCCTCATCCTTCGGGTCGAGTGATGAATCGCTGGTGTAGAGGATGTACCCCATATGCGCGCCGTTCACATAATACTTGCGACGGAATAGGGTTGCGTCTTCACTGAGCATCACAGAATTAATGCCGCCAAAATATTGCGGTATGCCGTAAATGCTTTGGCGCACATCGTATTCTTTCAAGTGAACCACTTCGCCCGGCTTGAACTCTATTGGGTCTTTGCCATTTTTTTGCAGCTGGCAATAGGTGTCTGCTTGCGTCATGCGGCGCATGGAAATTGCGGGTAAGTGCTTAAACTGAATAGTTTCACCAAAAACATTTTCAATGCGTTGCAGGTAGCAGTTACCAAAAACATCGTGGTCGATATTGGCACAGCCTAAATCCCAGTCGGATATCACATCACTGGTTTTGTAATGCTGAATTAAGCGGTCGCGCCGGAACGGTGGGATTGTGCAATGGTGGCCATTGGCGCGCAGTATCTTTGACAGGCCATCGAGTGACACAGGTGGTTCATAGTAATTGCCCGAGCCTGCAAACACGCCCAGGTAATCGGCAATGTTATTGCTGAGTACCGATTCAGGGTCACCAATTTTGAATACGGTCGCGGCACCCGGCTTGTGCTCGCTGGCTAATTGCGTTGCGGGTGTTGTTGCAGTTCTGTTGCTTTGTTTTTTCATCGCGTTATTAGCCCATTGCCATGCCAGATTTACGGCGGTTAATGTTTAAAGGTTCGTTACTGAGTGCGTGCATAAGTGCCCATGCAACGTCTGCATGGCCGGTTGCGCTGGTACGGTCTGCCGCGTAGGTAATTTGGTCATTGCCGGTGCTGGTTTGGTGTATTTGCAAAAATGCCTGAGGGATGTCGGTGTGTTCCGCGTCCCACTCAATTCTGCTGCTCTCGATAACATCTTGTGCCTTCAGCACCAGCTTGGTTTTTGAATCAAGACCGTAATGAATCGCGGTAGCGCGGGGGTAAAAGTTTTGCACCATTTCAAACACGCCGTGCCCTGGTCCAGTACAGTCAATGCCCATAAAGGCAATGTTGTATTTTTCGGTCAGCTCTTTAATGGTGTTTGCTTGGTGCTGCCATGCCCCGCGCACAATAATTTTTTCCAGCACGCGGAATTTGCCGCCCGCTGCCAGCGGTGGCGCAACAATAACTACGGTAGATTTATCCCCACGCCGCGCCGGGTCATAGCCCAGCCATACCGGCAGGTTCCCGTACGGGCGCACTGTGCCGGTTTTAAAGTCAACCCAAACCACATTGCTATCAACAGCGCAGGCCAGCAGCTGCCCGAGTTTGAAAACGGATAAGCCCGCCTCCATAAATGCGCACATAAACAGGTTGTTAAATTCTGCCTCGCTGTATTCAATGCGCAGTTCGTCAATATCAAACAGGTCGCAACCTTTCTCTTGCGCGTCAACAACCGTCACAATGTTGCGCCAAATCTTATCGGCACCGACTGCACCGTCTTTCAGGTTTGCATGGCTTACATCAAACTCAACTTTGGTTTTGAGTTTTTCGGTGTACTTCTCACCACTCCACAGCGTAAATGCGCCGTGGGTTTTAATGGATGGTGTTGAGAAATAGGTTTTTCGCCACTTCTTATGCGCGGCCATACCGCTGGCGAGTTTATTTAGTTTCTCAAAGTCTGGTATCCAGAAAACTTCATCAATGTACAGGTGGCCGTGGTAGCCCTGGGCGGTGCGGCCATTGGTGGACACAAAACGTAATTCGGCACCATTGCTCAGTGTGATGCAGTCGCTGCCTTTTAATTCAACATCAAAATACTTTTTCGCAAAGCCGATCATGTAGGCTTTAAATATTTCGGCTTGGTTTTTACTCGCGCTGAGAAATATTTGGTTGTCGCCGGTGATGATCGCGTCTTCAAAGGCTTCCCATGCAAAATAGAAGGTCGCGCCAATTTGGCGGGATTTCAAAATGAAACGGGTGCGCTGTGATTTGTTGTCATACCAGCAGTGTTGGTAATCGTAAAACAATTCCTTTCGGATTTTTTCGAGCGCTTCGGGAGTAATTGCACTTACATCATTTTTTGTGGGCTGTTTTTTCTTTTTGTCTGTGCGCTGTGTTTTTAGTTCGCCGCCATCATTAGCGGCTTCCCCCTTTGCTATTGCCGCTGTCTTTGCTTCCAGTTGGCGAACCTTTGCCATTTTTTCAAGCTGATTGATCAGCCTGTCCATTTCGTCTAATTCAAATGGGGTTTTGTCGGTTTTTTCCGATAGCGTAATTATGCGGCGGCTTATTGCCTGCTCAATGCTGACGCCTGCAATTAAATTGTCCCATTCGCCTTCATCGCGCCAGTTGTAAACAGTGCGACCGCTCACGCCAAACCGGCGTGCAATTTCAGCAATAGGTGTGTGCTGCAAATAAAGCCCACGTGCGGCGGCTTTAATTTCTGGCGTGGCTTTAATTTGTGTGGCTGCTGTAGTCATGCCGCCAGTTTAATCAGCATTTTTATTTTTAAATCGCGGAGAGTGTTCTAGCGTTTTCTAATGATTTTCAATAGAAATTTATAAAACCTCTTGTCTTTGAAGGGAGTTCAAAACACACATATTCTGCAATCACTCGCTGAACAAGCACTGAATAAATTCACTATTTTTAATTCACTGGATGTTGATTGCATGGCAAGAAATTTAAAAACCGGTTGGGTAATTGTTGCCACCAGTGGTGAAACAACTGATGGCCGGAAAATAGAAAAAAAGTGGCTTGAAGATATGGCCGCTAATTATAGCGAACGTTTGTACAGTGCAAAAATCTGGCCTAACCACGAACGCTATTACGGCTCACAAGGCAAAGTGCTTGCGTTAAAAGTTGAGCCAGCAGCAGACCCCCTATTAAAAGGCGAGGTGCATTTAATGGCCATTCTCGCCCCTTCCGATAATTTGGTTTACGCCAACCAACAAGGCCGACTTGTTCATACCTCTATTGAGGTGCTCAAAAACTTTGCCAACCGTGGGTTTTACTACCTGGGCGGTTTAGCTGTTACCGACAACCCCGCAAGCCTTGGCACCACTGAACTGCAATTCAGCGATAGCGCCGAAAAGTTCCATTTCCAAGGTGACGCGCTGGATTTATCCAGTGCTGAAGAAAAAGGTTTTTTTGATTTTCTCCGCGACAAACTTTCACCCAACCCCGAGCAGGACACCGAAATGAACGCAGAACAATTCCAAGCGCTGCTTGCAGCACAACAACAAACCGCCGCTGCCATTGCCACCTTGGGTGAGCTATTTAAAAGCGCTCAACCGGCGCCAGCGCCAACCACCGCCCCCGCGCCAACTAATCAGCCAGCACCCGAACCAAGCGCGGACTTTGTAAGCAAAAAATCGTTTGATGAGTTGTCCGAAAAATTAACCAAACTCACTGAACAATTTGAAGCGGCCAAAGTAAATCCAGTGCCAGGCACAAAACCTGCGGGTGATGACGCCAGCGCCGATAACGCCGTGATCTGCTAAACACCACGCTACGCGAGTCTTTTTTAACGGTTTTTAATCGAAACAATTACCGAGATTTTCAAAATGAATGAAGTCAGTAAACAAAAGTATTTAGCGTTTTGCGTTGCTATGGCTACAACCTTTGGTGTTGCGTCTGTAGCTGACCAATTCACCGTAACGCCTACCGTTGCGCAAAAGCTGCAATCAAAAATTGTTGAGGAAGATACCTTTCTCTCAAAAATTAATATTTTCCCCGTCACTGAAATTAAAGGTGAAAAAGTATTAGGCGCCGTTGCAGGTGTACTGGGCAAACGCACTAACACGGACACCACCGACCGCGCACCGCAAGAAGTGCTGGCGCTGGGCAGTCAGGATTACGAACTGTTTTCAACTGAGTTCGACACCTTCATCAAATACGCCACGGTTGATGCCTGGGCAAAGTTCCCACAATTCCAAGAGCTGTATGCCTCTTGGGTGCGTAAAGCCATTGCCATGGCGCGCGTACGCACTGGTTGGTATGGCACCAGCGCGGCAGCTGTAACCAACAAAACGACTTACCCAAATGGTGAAGACGTTAACAAGGGTTGGTTCCAACACATGCGCGAATATGACTCAGGTTCGCATTGGATGCTGCAAGGCTCCACTGCAAACCAAATCCGTATTGGCGATGGAGGCGATTACCCCAACTTGGATGCTGCAGTGCATGACTGCCGCCAATTGCTGGCCCCAATTTTTCGCGAGCGTGGCGATTTGGTTGTTTTCATAGGCTCTGACTTACTCGCTGCTGATAAAGCCGCGCTGTATGAAGCACAGGGTGCTACCCCAAGCGAGAAAGAGCGCATCGCCAATGAGAAGGTCACCAAAATGTACGGCGGCCTGCCAGTGGCCACGCCAAGCGGTTTCCCATCGCGCGGTTTGTTCATTACCACCTATAGCAACCTGAGCTGGTATTTCCAAGACACCAGCGTTCGCCGCCAAGTGATTGATAACCCCAAGCGCAACCGCGTGGAGGATTACACCAGCGTGAATGATGGCTACGTGGTGGAAAACGAAGAGCTTGCGGCTGGTTTTGAGTTCAAGAACATCAAAATCAAAGAAGGCGCGGCTTGGGTTTAATAACCATTTTCATGGCTGAGTGCATGGAAGCATAACGTTGATTATCCCGCTCTACGGGGCGGGCTTTTTAAACTCGGGGAACACAAATTATGTCATTAGCAAGACTTCACCAGGCAACGGTGCGAGCGTCACTCGCGGCAACACAAATTGCAGACCAGTCTGCCGTTGATCGTTCTAGTGCGGATTCAAACAGCAACACCACATTAATTATTCCAGCGAGTGGCCACCCGCAAGATGTGCTTATGGCCGCCCTGCAACAAGACCAAGCCGCGTTGCATGAATTAGCGGATGTGAAAAAGAAAATCGCGCTCAAGAAAGAACAGCTCATTCCCAAGTGGGCGCCAATCATTCAGCACTACCGCGAAAGCGGCGCGCAACATCCGTTTGAACCACTGGTGTGGTTTGCCATTTGGTTGGTGGATGCAGGCCAATTTGATCAGGGTATTCTCTGGGCTGATTACGCCATTGCTCAACATCAAAAAATTCCCGAGCGTTTTAAGTCGGACAATTTGGAATCTGTCATCACACGGCAGGTGCATGACTGGGCGCTAGAACAATTCAAAGCAGGCCACAGCGCTGAGCCATACCTAACGGATGTTGTGCAACGCATCGAGGCCAACCAATGGTTGGTAAGTGAACCTACATTGCTTGGCATGTTGTTCAAGCTGGTGGCGATGTTTGCGCAAAAAGAAAATCAGGACGAAAAAGCAGAATCTTACTTTTTAAAATGTGTTGCGGCCAATCCAGAAAAGCACGGCGTAAAAGGTGTGCTTACTAAGTTGCAAACAAAAATGGGTAAACCCTTAACGTTTGCCTAAACCGTCTCTCCCCGAGAGCACTGGCAAACGGGGGCGGTAAACGAAGTTCGCTTTACCTAAACCCGTTTTGCTCAGTGTCTATTTGAGAGTGTTATTGAATTAAATCGCGGGAATTTGCAAGCAAGCTAGCCAAGCCTTCTATAGCGCGGTCAGTTAATTGCAGCTCACCGCTAGAAGTAACAATCAGCGATTCAACAAGGGAAAGTTGGTTGTAAACATTGTCGCTGTGTTCTTGCAATTGAATTTGGTTTTTTTGTTCGCCAATGGATTCAAGCAACACAGAGTCGGGGCCATAAATATCAATACGGCCTTTTAAGTATTGCTGGTATTGCGATTGGTCGAGCTGAATAGCACGGCGCGACGTTTGGATGGGAAGGTTTTGCGGCTTTGGATCAAGCGGTTGTTTGCGTTGCTTATTCATGGCTGTCACCTGCAACTACGGCGATAGAAAGTTGATCGGCATTGATGTGGTTAATGGCGTTGATGAGCATGATTTTCCACGTATCAACCGGAATTTCGCGCTTGCCATTGTAGTAGGCATTCATGCTGCTCTCGCTGCACAACGCCAATTGCGCCATTTTTGAATAGGGTTTGTATTCGGGGTAGAACACCCAGAAGCCATCCCAAAAACAATCCAGCTCTACGGTTTGTTTGTTTTGTTCGGCAGGGTTACGTGAAAGGGCTTTCAGGCAGTCGTTGCGAAAATCGCACAGGCGCTGAATGTGGTTAGGAACGGGGTTGCGGGTAAGGGAATTGCCGTGCGGAATTTCAAGAATGGTTTTAGCCATGATGTGGAACCTCAGTTGGTAATAAATTTATTACCGCCACCAAAAGTTCTCAGGCTAATGGAGGCGACTGTACAAGGCTGAGAACCGGTTTACCAACCAACACCGGCGCACCCGAAGGTGCCCCTGCACAGCCGCCATAACGCAAGCGTAACTGTATTGCAGGCACAAAAAAAGACGCAGGCGCGTCTTGTGCCGGTTGGTATCAAAACAGGTTCTCAGGCCTGACAGCGGATTTTGCCGCTGTGAACACAGAGTAGCGCACCGGTTTGTGGGCGTCAATATGCAACATAGTGCAGTAATGAGTAATAACCAGCAGTAACCAGCCATAACAGGCGGTTAAAAAAGGCGATAGGCAAATGAGTTTCACCGGCAAGCCAGACACGTTTTTAAACACGGAAATAACCAATGATGGTTTTTACCCGGATATCAAGCTGGGTGAGCTGCAACGTTTTTACCGTGTGCCTGCTGAATACAAAAGCGATGTGATTGAACACCACACCCGTTTAGCGATTAGCGATTGCAACGCGCAGTTGGCAGTGAAGAAAGCAGAATGGATCGCCCTGGGCCACACCATGCTTGAGCAAGTAGATGCCGCGATGATTGGCGACGAACTCGCAAAAGTGGAGCAATACAAGCGCGCTGTTTTTTGCAGAACCATGGGCTTGTTGGTAATGGCATTCGCCACGCTCAACCGCCGTGAACAAGGCGAGAATTTAGCAAAAGAAGGTGAGGACACAATTCAGTACCACCTTGCCCAATCTGGCCGCGCTATTCGCCGCCTGTTGGGGCTGACTGAAAACATAAGTGTGGAGCTGCTGTAAATGGCACTCGCAAAAATGCAAGCACTGGCAACGCACCTGCTAAGCCACAATTTATTTGCAGCAGAACAATTTGATTACTGGATGGAAAACGGCAGTAACGAATACACCGGTAAAAAAGTGGGCAATGGTTTTTTAATATCCCGCTTCCGTTATGACGCGGTGTTTAGTGTTGAACGCTACAGCCAAAGCGCAGATTTATTTTTGGTGCTGCTCAGCGTGTGGTTAATGGAAAACGACGGCACGCGCAATGAGTTGGATTTGCCCATGCCAGACGTGGAAGTAAACCCGCTGGATGACCACACCGTCGATTTGGAAATTAAAGTCACGTTCGACGAAGGGATCTCAATCGTGCCAGACGACAACGGTTTAATTCTGTATCGCGGTAACCGCTACAGCGTAGCACCGGCAGTAATTACCGATGCAAGCAAAGTCGGCGTAGGCGATACGCAAGAGCGGCCAACGGACAAACCTTATGACCGGGATCAAAATTAATTTTTTAGGCCACGTAGATGCACAAAAGCGCCTTGAACTTTTAAAACTTCCTGCGCGCAAACGGCGGCAAATATTAGGCGGCATAGGCCGTGAAATTAAACGGCAAAGCATTCGCAACTTGCGAGCGATGCGCGATGTAGAAGGCCGCCCTTGGGCACCACGCAAACGCGGTAACGATAGAAAGCTGTTGCGGCATTTAAACCGGCAGGTTGCAGCCAATTTCGCAACGCCGGATTTTGTTGAGGTGGGTTTTCGTGGGCCAGTTGCTTATCAGCAGCATGAAGGTATTACCAAAGTGATGACGGCCGCAGCAATGGCCAAAGAAAAAGGTATTAGCGCTCACTACGATGAGCCAGCAACCAAAAAACAAGCAAAGGCACTGCGCGACGAAGGTTACAAAATTCGCGTGAAGGGCAGTAAGAAATGGCGCAAGCCATCGCTCAAGTGGATTCAGGAAAATTTAAAGCAAAAACAAGCGGGATTAATTTTAACAATCCTGCGCGATGAACAGCCGAAAAAGGCTTGGGTTACCACCGTACCAGGGCGCGCATTTTTGGGCGCGACCGATGCGCAAGTGGGCACATTTGTAAACAACGTTGTTGAAAACACCATTAATTCGAGGCAGTAGCTATGGCACAGGGCAAGGTAACGGTAAACAACCTCAACTTAGGGCAAGGCAACTTCCCCGAGGTGGAACGCAAAACCCTTTTTATTGGTGTGTGTGCAACCGGTGTGGGCGATGTGCTCTCACTCAACACACAGAGCGATTTAAATGCGTTGCTGGGTGCCGCCGCGAGCGATTTGAAAACCAATGTGATTGCAGCCCGCGCCAACGGCGGCGAGAACTGGCAGGCCTACGCCGCACCAATCGCCGCAGATGATGACTGGCGTGAAGCGCTGGACTTGGCATTCCTCACTGTATCAACCGAACTGGTGGCCGTGTGTAAGCCAATTGCAACCGGTGCCGATTTAACCGCGGCTTACACCAAAGCTGAATCCATTCGCACCCAACAAGCGCGCCGCGTGATTATTTTGATAGCCACCCCCGGCATTAACGATGACACCCAAACATGGGCGCAATACACCGCTGCACAGGCCGCGCTTACAGCCGGAATCAGCGCCTACCGCGTAGCAGCGGTGCCGCAACTGCATGGCAACAACCTTGGCGTGTTGTGTGGCCGTTTGTGCAACCGTGCGGTGAGCATTGCAGACAGCCCCATGCGCGTGAATACAGGCACGTTGCTTGGCTTGGGTGATGCGCCAGTAGACAGCACTGGCCAAGCGCTGCCAGCGGCTGTTTTAACCACGTTGGATGCAAACCGTTTGAGTGTGCCCCAGTGGTACACCGACTACCCCGGCATGTTCTGGGGCGACTGCAACCTGCTGGATGAGCCGGGCGGTGATTACCAGGTGATTGAAAACCTTCGCGTGATTGATAAAGCCGCGCGCGCCGTTCGCATTCTGGCTATTCGCCGCATTGCAGACCGCCGCTTGAATGACAGCTCAATTTCAATCGCCAGCAACAAAACCTACTTCATGCGCCCACTGCGTGAGATGAGTAAAAGCACTGTGTTTGCGGGCGAACAATTCCCCGGCGAAATTCGCGCACCGGCAGACGACAGCATCACCATTGTGTGGCCCAGCCAAAACGCGGTTGAGGTGTACATAAAAGTGCGCCCCTGGAATTCGCCCAAAGAGATTACCGCCAATTTGATTTTGGATTTAACCAGCACCGGCGGTTAATGCCGTTGCGTGTTGCAGTAACAAACTGAATTTATATTTTTGAAATTTGTGGAGTAAAAAAATGGGCAATCGAATTGGTGGCCGCGACATCGACATTATGGTCGGCGACATGATGGTTCACGTTGAATCATTCAGCGCAACCATTGATGACGGCAAAAGCGTTGCAAAAACCCGTGGCGTTCCAAACGGCAAAGTGGCGGGTGAGGTGAGCTGTTCCGGGGAAATTGAAGTGGATACACAAAACTTCAATGTGATTATGGATGCAGCCAAAAAAGCGGGCAGTTTTGAAGAGTTGGACGATTTTGACATTGTAACCAATGCCGAAGTGGACGACGAAACATTAAACATTGAAATGTTTGGTTGCTCCCTGCGCATTAGTGACTTGATTAATGTGGATTCAAAAGGCGGCGAGAAAACCAAACACAAAATCCCGTTTGATGTAACCAGCCCTGACTTTGTGCGCATTAACGGTGTGCCATACCTTGCGCAAAAAACCACTGAAAACCTTCGCTAATGCCAGCCGACAATTTGGATGAAGCGGTAGACCTGCAAGCAACGCTCAACAGCACCGCAGTACAGGCGCAGTTGAGCAAAAACAGATTCCACATCATCAGCCTTACGCACTGCACGGATTGCGGTTTTGAAATTGATCAAAAAAGGCAAGCGTTAGGCGGTGTGGAACGTTGTACCGAATGCGAAGTGGATCACCAGCGTAAATTGTTTTTGAAATTGAAATAGGTGCACCAATGCAATTGCCCAATTTGAGTTATGACGCCATAAAACAAATCAGCCGCGCAAAAGGCTACAAGTTTTTTGAAGGTGAATTCAATTTGAATTTAATCGGCATTCGCAATATGCGCGATGTGCAGGCCAACACCTTTAACGATTTATTTTGTGTGGCGTTTCAAGACAAAGGCCAGCCAGTGTTGCGCCAATACGCGTGCACAACAGACCCCGGCACTTATTACCGGCTAAACCCTGCCAATGTGCAAGGCACCGCCATTTTGCCGCCTGAACAATATTTTGGTTTATGGCAGTTGGGTAAACACCAGGGCAAATATGACGCGCTAGTACAACGCGCCGCAACCGTGGTGATACGCGATAACAACCGCGACCCACTATTGAATTTTGATTCACGCACCGGTGTGCGCGAATTGCTGGGTTTGAATTGCCACCGTGCGCGTGCCGGTGGCACCAGCACTCAGGTGGACAAGTGGAGCGCCGGTTGCCAAGTAATTGCCAGCAGCGCGGACTTTGATGAGCTGATGCGCTTGGCGAAATACGCGGCCAGTGTTTACGGCAACGGATTTACTTACACGCTATTTGAGAGCACCGATTTTGAGTAACCCGCAACACATTTTTACCCGCGTAGGTGGCACTCGCTTTATAGCCACTATGGCGTGCGGTTTAGCCAGTGTAGTGCTGTTGGTGAAAGGGTATTTAACCGGCGACCAATATGTTGACCTGGGCATTTGGACCATAGGCGCATTCATCGCCGGGAACGCAACACAAAATGCAGCGAGTTATTTCAGTAACCGCCGCAACAACCGCGCAGAACAGTATGGGAGTGGTGACGATGTTAACCGACAGTATTAAAGCGTATGTGGCGGGCGTGGTGGCTGTGTTGCTCTTGCTGGTACTCATACCCACCGGCATTCACAACTTCGCGCTGCAAGCGCAGGTGAAGCAGTTGGAAACAGACAAAACCACACTGCATGCCAAGGCGTTAATTAAACGCATGGAAGTGCAGGGGCTAATGGATTCCCTGGGCGACCAAGAAAAAAGAATTCAGGCATTTGAAGAAACTGCAAAGCAAATGGCCGAAGCGCGGTTAAAAGCCCAACAGGAAGCCGCACAGCGCGTTAAGCAATTGCAGAACCGTATTGCATGGCTTGAGCAAGACAAAGGCGCCAGCTGCACCGTAGCGGGCATAGGTAAAACAATTTTGGATGAGGTGTTGCCGTGATTCGTAAAAAATTATTAGTGCTGGCGTGTGTTGCTGCGGTGGGTTTATTAGCTGGCTGCACCAGCGTGCAAGAAGTGCCGGTATATACGCCGGTAGACGTATCCAAAGTGGTTGTAGCGCCCTGCATCGAGCAAAAAGATTTACCAGCAGTGCCAGTGCTGGCCACCACGAAAATTCAAGGCCATGAAGATGACTGCGAATTATTGAATTTAGTCTTAACCGACCGTGCGCAACTAAAACTTTATGTTGACCAGGTGCAGGAGGTGCTGGCGGGTTGTGTAAAACCCGCCAGCTCTTAGCGGGGCTTCTTACAAGTTAATGCTCAATCATTTTTTGCGATTGGTTAAGCAAATCAGCAAGGCTTGCAATGGCACGGTCGCTTAATTCGAGCTGGCCATTGCAATTAACAACGAGTGCTTCAACCAGTGATAGTTGATCCACAAAACGTGTGCGGTTTTCAGCGTTGGGAAAGTGGCCAATGGATTCAAGGCGCATTGCATCGGGCGAATAAATATCGAGTTGCCCGGACAAATACAGCGCGTATTGCGATTGATCCAATTGAATAACGCGGCGGGATTTTTGTAACGGAATATCGGAAACAGATTGTGCGGATTTTTTAGAAGCCATGATGTGGAACCTCAGTTGAAAGTTTTAAACCGCCAACATGAGTGAGATTTCATGGAGGCGACTGTACAGGGATCTCACTACCGGCCTTTCAACCAACACCGGCCTACCCGAAGGTAGCCCCATACAGCCGCCATAACACAAGCGTAACTGTATTGCGGGCACAAAAAAAGACGCAGGCGCGTCTTGTGCCAGTCGAAAGGTCGTGCGGGGTGAGATTCCCGACAGCGGATTTTGCCGCTGTGAATGCAGAGTAGCGCAGTCGGTTTAGGCCGTCAATATGCAACATAGTGCAGTAATGGGTAATAACCAGCAGTAACCAATAATCGAGAGGCAGTAAAAATGAAAAACGATGTGCAGCTTCCAGCGGCTAATAGTTGGCCGCGTAACCGCCGATTGTTAACCGGGCATCTGAATGGCTTATATGCGCGGGCAGGCAGGGCATTGGCGGGCCGCCGTGTGGGTGTGATTGCGACTAGCCTTGGCCAAGGCTGCATTACTGCCAATGAAAGCACGCTAGCATCTAACACCCGCAGTTGGATTGCATTTGCACATTTTTTTTCGGGCGGAATATTTGAAATGGCCACGTGGCATGAAACGCGTGCTTTCACGGGGTGGGAACCCCTCGGTGTGGCCGGCACCACGCGTTATTTTCGTGGCTTAAATGCAGGGGTTTCAGGACAAAACTGCGCACAGATTCTAGCGCGCAAAGAATTCTTGGTTGATCAATTGGATTGCGATTTGGTGATTATTGATTGCGGCACTAACGACATGGGTTCGCAAACCAAAGAGTACATTCAAAGCGCGCGTGAAGAGCTGTGCGATTATTTTTTAAATGCAGGTATTGCTGTGGTGTTATTACCTGTGCTTTCGCGCGCGGTTTCGTCTTGGCCTGCCAATGGAACACAACGTAAAAAAGCCGCGTGGATTAATTCGCGTTCACGCCATTTTTGCCAGAGCAGAAAAGGTTGCTACATTTTCGATTGGAATGCGCAGTGGGTTGATTCCGCAAATGCGAACGGGGAGCCATTTGTTGGCGCTTCTTCAGATGGAATTCACTTTAACCCAGCCGGAGCGGTGGCCGTGGGTGAGGCGCTGGCTAAGTTCCTAGCCACATTGTTGCCGCCAGCACAACCGCGCGTGTGGTCGCAAAACGATGTTTACGATGCGACCGAAAATCCTTTTGGCAATTTATTAACCAATCAATTCTGCACTGGCACCACCGGCACTCGCACTGGAGCAACCGTAACTGGCAGCGTGGCTAGCAATATGAGAGTTGAGTTGTCGAGCGGCAACGCGACGGTAGCGTGCAGCAAAGAAACTCGCACAGACAACAGGGGCGATTACCAGGTAATGGCTATTACCACTGCAGCGAATGGCGCGCAGGATTCTCTGATTTTTTTCCGAACCGATCCAGCGAACACCACGCACACCCTGGGTGGCAAATGGGTTGAAGCCAGCATTGAGGTTGACATTTCGGCGAGTAATATTTTGCAAGGCGCCACGCTGTATTTGGAAGACAACAACGGCACCGGGAAAATGACTGTGGAAGGACTGGAGCCGTATACGGCTGGGCAAAATGACTACACGCCATTCGTTATACAAAAGCTGCCAAACAAAGTGTTAAAAGGTTTGATTGTGACCCCGGCAATGCTGCTGCCAGCGAACTCCACCATTTTGCGTTACCGGCTGGAAGTGCGCGTTGCAGCAACAGCGGATGCTAACCCAGCGAGTGTAACGGTGAAGGCTGGCGCAATAGAGTTGCGCCAAGTACAAGATCCGAGAGCTGTTGTGAATTACCAAACTGAAACACTGTGAGTGAAACACTAAGGGGCGATTGTGACCGAGCTATCCAAAAAAGAGCTGGAAGCAATCGCCTCCAGTGCGGCAGAAAAAGCGGTAAACAATGTTTTGCAAAAGTTGGGCATTGACCCTGACAAGTTTCAAGAGAGCCAAGCCGACTTTGCGCACTTGCGTAAGCAGCGCTTGGCCAGTGAACAAATAGGCAAGCTCGCCACCCGCGCACTGATAACCATTTTTTTAACCGGCCTTTGCAGTGTGTTTGTGCTTGGGCTGAAAGAGTTTTTACAGAAGTAGTTTTTTAAACCAACAAACCCTCGGGGATTAGAACCATGAGCAAGAACGAACAAGTGTTTGATATTGAAGCCGGTGGCAAAGAATTTACGTTCACTGTTAACCGCGATTCATACAACAAGTATGTGAACGCAATTTCACAAAAAGAAAAAGTGGCTCCCAGCCACAACTTTTTGATGATGACAGTGGACGAAAAACAAAAAGCAGACTTGCGTGAAGTGCTTGCACAAAACCCCGGTGCTGAGGTGGAAATTGCGGGCGGTATTTACGAAGCCTACACACCTGACATTGGCCTTGTTGTAAAGAAATCCAGCAGCGTGCAGAGCGACTAAGCGAGAACGCCTACAGTCACTACCAGGCATTGGCCATGAAGCATTTGCCGGGTAGTGACCATGGCGATATTGATGTACTCGCAACCGCGCTGCATTTAGAAAAAATCTACTGGGAAAACTTTAGTAACTCAGTAGCCAATGGCATAGCCCTAGCGTTTAACGGTGAGTGATTCATGACCCGACTTGAAAAATTATTAATGCGGATTGAGTTACTGGATAAGGTAACTGCACCCGCTAATAAAATCATGGGCACCATGAACAAGCTCACCACTGGCGTTGCAGCGGGCTTTGCCAATATTGCCGGTGGTGCGGTTGGTATGTGGGGCGTGGGTGCTGCACTCACCAGCCTAACCGGCGATTACCACGATTTTCACCGCGCCGCTGGCGAAGTGCGCAGCTTGAGCGTTGCTGATGATGTAATGAAACAATTGGAAAAAACCGCGCTGAAATTTTCTATTCGCTACGGCGAAAGCGCCGCCGATTTTGTGCGTAGCTCTTACGACATTCAAAGTGCGATCGCTGGCCTTGTTGGCACTGAGTTAGCCACCTTCACTGAAGCCAGTAACGTGCTCGCAAAAGGCACCAAAGCCGATGCCGCCACCATTACCAATTACATGGGCACCATGTACGGTATTTTCAAAAACCAAGCCGATGCGATGGGCAAAGCGCAGTGGGTGCAACAACTCACTGGCCAAACCGCACAGGCCGTGGAAATGTTTAAAACCAACGGTATTCAAATGAGCGGCGCCTTCACTGCATTAGGTGCAGACGCTACAGCCCACGGCGTGGCCATTAACGAACAAATGGCAGTGCTTGGTAAGCTACAGGCCACCATGAGCGGTAGCGAAGCGGGAACCAAGTACAAAGCGTTTTTACGCGGGGTGGGTGCTGCACAAGAAAAACTAGGCATGCAATTTACCGACAGCGCCGGGCGCATGTTGCCCGTTGACACCATCCTTGGAAAGTTACAGGGGAAATTCGGCGCAATTGATACCGTGGCCGAAAGCGACCTGCTGAAAAAAGCATTTGGTTCTGATGAAGCCGTGGCCGCGATTAAATTATTAATTGCCGATACCCAAGGCCTTACCGATTCAATCACAACCCTGGGCAATGTGCGCGGCATGGAAAAAGCCCGCGCAATGGCCGAAGCCATGACCATGAAAACCGACCAACTTAACCAAGCCGGTATTGCGGTAAAAATTGGTTTTGGTGCGCTGGTGGATAAAGCCCTCATTCCGTTTTATGACGCGGGAATAAAAAACCTTTCTGTGCTGAGTGAGTGGATTGATAAATACCCGCACTTGTTTGGGGCGCTTGCCAAGCTAGCTATTTGGATTGGCGTTGTGGTTGCTGCTGTATCTGCCTTCGCCATCATTAAGGGCGCGGCCATGATTGCCGTGGTGGGCTTTACCACTGCGCTCACCATTTTGAAAACGCCACTGTATTTAATTCGCGCTGGCATTTGGTTGTGGAATGCGGCACTGGCTGCATCGCGTATTTTGTTGCTCACAACCGCTATTCGTTTCCCCATGTTAATCACTGGCCTAATTGCGATGAAAGCCGGTTTTATTTCGGGCGCTGCCAGCGCCTGGGCATTTACCGCTGCACTGCTGGCCAACCCAATCACATGGGTGGTGGTGGGTGTGGTCGCGCTGATTGCCGCACTCGCTTACGTGGTTACTCACTGGGATTCAGTAAAGGCCGCCGCTGTGGGTGCAATCACATGGATGTTTGAAAAGTGGCAAGCCTTCCGCGCAATTATTGAAGACAACCCCGTACTGAAATTTATTTTCCAGCCCTTGTTATTGGCTGCGGATTTTGTGGGCTTTTTAATTACCAATTTGGAAAAAATACCGCAGTGGTTCACGCAGTTTAAAAACTGGTTGAGCGATTTAAATCTGTTTGATGTGCTCATGGCCCCTGCGCTGCTTGCATTGGAAACGCTGAATTTAATCCCCGGTGTAAACATTGACACCAGCAAATTAAAAAGCCCGGAACCTATGCAGCGGCTGGAGAGCAACACCAGTGCGGCCACTGTGCCAGCGCCTGTGCAGCGGCTGGAGAACAATACCAGTGCGGCCACTGTGCCAGCGCCTGTGCAGC